CAGCGGCAACATCATCACGCAGAGCATCATTTTCAGCTTTCGCATCAGCTAACTCCTTCGTGTATTTTGCATCGAGCGCAGCAACATCACGCTGACGCATCTGCATGTCAGTAATTGCCGCGTTCGCCAGCTTCAGTTCTCTGGCATTTTTGTCGCGCTGGGCTTTGTAGGTAATGGCGTTATCACGGTAATGATTAACAGCCCATGACAGGCCGACGATGATGCAGATAACCAGAGCGGAGATAATCGCGGTTACTCTGTTCATTGCTGACCCCACAAACAGATTTCACGCTCAATCTCACGACGAGTCATGAGACCTTTCCATTGCTTACCGCCAGCATATGTCCAGCGACGTAGCTGATCACATGCGCCTTTGATATCGCCCTGGTTTATTTTGCGAAGAAGCGTCGATGTTCTGAAATTGCCAGCACCCACGTTGTAAACGAATGAGTAAAGAGCGCCGCGCATTGTTTCCGGTATATCGACTTTGATGTACGGGTTAATTTGTCTGGCGACCGTGGCAAGGTCTTTATTCAGGAGGGCTTTGCATTCTGCTTTGGTATACGTTTTACCGAGCATGATGTCTTTTCCTGTATGCCCGTGACATACAGTCCATACACCAACAATATCTTTGTATGGTATGTAGCTGACACCTTCCAGACCATCGTTACCACTTGGGCCAGTAATTAACACTGATGCTATAGCAATTGCTCCGCCACCAATAGCAGCAGCAACGGCTTTTCGTAATGATGGAGGCATTATTCACCTCTCGCAGCCTTGCGCTTATCTTCTTTAATCTTGAAATAAAGGTTTGTCAGGTACGTCAGCAGGCCAAATACCAGGCTACCCAGCACACCTATTGCTGCCCACTGTGAGGGCGTGACTTTATCGAGCAGCTGTAAAAACCAGTAACCGGCACTACCTGCTGAGGTGCCATAGGCGACACCCGTTGTTAACTTATCCATGGATTTCATAACCCCACCTCGCAGACAAAGCGGGTGTAAATTGAGGGAATACAACGTATCGCAAAAAAGCAGAAACGTAACAGACTCGGAGTCAGTGAATAACTCAGGTATTGAGTTATCAGCTAATATCGAGACTCAAAAAATGGAAAAACCAGCTCGACGGCGGGTTTAAGCTGTGTGACGAAGTAACCACTCTTAACAGCATAACCAATTTTTTACGTACGTAAACCACTGAATGATATTTATGAGAATGCTACCGAGTGTTCAAAACACCACCACAAATACATAAGAAAACCTCAACAAATAACCAACAAATAATTTCCAGTGTTATTTTTAGCCGATTTAAATTGAACCTTCAAATTATAGAGCACTTATAAATAACAGCCGTTAATATAAATTGGCTAATAGATTTATTTTTATTCAGCCAAGAGCTATGAATAGGATTCGATAGAAAAAAGTTCAGATAAAAATAGAGATCTACTTCACAAATCAAACGAGAAACCAAAACTTACATCTTGAAATAATCACATTGATTAGATGAATATTTATCGCGCAGTGACATCATTTTTTAATAATAGTTCAAAAAAAAGGGCTCACGATGAAAAAATTAACAGTGGCAATTTCTGCTGTAGCTGCATCAGTACTGATGGCGATGTCTGCTCAGGCAGCTGAAATTTATAATAAAGACAGTAACAAGCTGGATCTGTACGGGAAAGTTAATGCCAAGCACTACTTCTCCTCTAATGATGCAGATGATGGTGATACTACTTATGCCCGTCTTGGCTTCAAAGGTGAAACCCAAATCAACGATCAACTGACTGGTTTCGGTCAGTGGGAATATGAATTCAAAGGCAACCGCGCTGAATCTCAAGGTTCCTCCAAAGACAAAACCCGTCTTGCATTTGCAGGCCTGAAATTCGGTGACTACGGCTCAATCGATTACGGCCGTAACTACGGTGTAGCATACGACATCGGTGCGTGGACTGACGTTCTGCCAGAATTCGGTGGCGATACCTGGACCCAAACAGATGTGTTCATGACTGGTCGCACCACTGGTGTTGCAACCTATCGTAACAACGACTTCTTTGGTCTGGTTGATGGTCTGAACTTTGCTGCTCAGTACCAAGGCAAAAACGATCGTAGCGATTTCGATAACTACACTGAAGGTAACGGTGATGGCTTCGGTTTCTCTGCTACCTATGAATACGAAGGATTCGGTATCGGTGCAACTTATGCGAAATCTGATCGTACCGACACTCAAGTTAATGCAGGGAAAGTTCTTCCTGAAGTATTTGCTTCCGGTAAAAATGCAGAAGTTTGGGCCGCAGGTCTGAAATATGACGCTAACAACATTTACCTGGCCACTACCTATTCTGAAACCCAGAATATGACTGTATTTGCTGATCACTTCGTTGCTAATAAAGCCCAAAACTTCGAAGCTGTTGCACAATATCAGTTCGATTTCGGTCTGCGTCCGTCCGTTGCTTACCTGCAATCTAAAGGTAAAGATCTTGGAGTATGGGGCGATCAGGACTTAGTCAAATATGTTGATGTAGGTGCAACCTATTACTTCAACAAAAATATGTCTACTTTCGTTGATTACAAAATCAACCTGCTTGACAAAAATGACTTCACTAAAGCACTCGGTGTAAGCACTGATGACATCGTTGCTGTAGGTCTGGTTTACCAGTTCTAATCTGATTACGAAAAAGATATGTTGCGGGAGGCGTTGCCTCCCCAACATATAAGTGGCTCCCTCAAGCCACTTCCTTTAGAAGCACAACCTTGCTTCTAACTATATAAACCTTCTGTTATATATTACCCTTTATTTTTGGGGGCGTCTCAACGCCCCATTTTTAATAATTTTTAGTAAACAATTGGCATATTAATTAGAGTTATTAACAACGATATCCATCTCTAACCGGATATCTAATGCCATTAACATCCCTTCAATTATGCCCTCAGCCTTCTGTAACCTTTTCCCGATATAACCATCAGAGCAGCAATGCTTACCTGCCAGTGACATGAATGTCATACCGACTACATAATAATCTACTAATAAATCGTGCAAATCGCTGTTGTTCTTTTTCAGACGGGCCATGCACCCGCAAATGATCATCGCGTCATCGTCACAACATTGCGGGCGAGATTTTACTTTTGAAGGAATTAATCCCTTAAAACCGGCGGCAATGGACGACCAGGTCACATCTTCATGATTATTAGCCGCCCACGCTCCCCAACGCTCAAGAACCATCTGAATATCACGCATCAACTTACTCCACAAAAATCAGACCAGAACGCCAATCACAAGCAAAAATCAACAAAACAGTATTAGTTGATTGTTATCTCTGACTTCATACTCCTGCTCCTGTCAGGGTTTTGGCGTAATTCTTCAGTATTCGGTAATCGGTCAAAACAGAACCGGGGAAACGATATAAGCGCAGATGCCCCCAGCGGTGGCGAAGAAGTTCTGCCATATAAAACTCAAACATCATTCATTCCCCATTTCGGTGATGGTCAGTTCCAGCCTCCCACCTTTGGTAACGGGCATCTTCACAACGCGGTAATCAACGACCTGAGCATCATCCAGCCAGAAACCTGCTTTAGTGAGTGCGTCAAAAGCGGCTTTTTGCAGATTATCCAGGTCACGGCGACGGCGATCCGGCATGTGGCACTCAATGCGGATTTTCACAGGCATAGCCAGGCCGATATCCAGCATTGCGTTTTTAATGATTCGGGCGACGTTATCGCGGTATGCCTGCCCCTCTGCGCTGATGTGCGTGCGCCCGCGATTATGGCGGTAATAGCGATTATTGCTCGGAGGCCAGGGTAATGTGATGCTGTAGGTATTCACGCCTTAATAACCCCCTCTTTCAGCCAGATAACCTGTGTTCTCGCCATACCTTCCAGCGCGCATTCTTTTGCATATGCAGCATCGACAAAATGTGTGCGGCGGTCGATTTCGTCGTGGCAGGCAGAACATGCAATGGTGGCAATCAGGTCTGGCGGTTTGATACCGGTACCGCACAATCCAGCCAGCCGGATATGTGCCAGTACAGACGTTTCAGGGTTGCCATTACATACGCCAGGGATTCTTACCTGGCATTCCCGACCACGCGCTGCTTTTCTCAAATCAGCCATGACTCCTCCTTGCTGCCAGTCGCAACCATTTTTTATCAACCAAGCTGGCGGTATATCCGAGCAGTGTTGGTATTTCGGAAGGCTTCAGCTCAGGTTTACGCTTACGACGATTTGGTACTCTGTAAATGTGCCCGTTCATGACACGAATAAGCGGTGTAGCCATTACGCCTCCTGCTTGTCGCGCAGCAGCTGGAACTCGCAGCTCTGCGGAATAGTCAGGTGGCAGCCAATATTCATCGCCCAGGCTTCAACCTTACACAGGAAGACATACATCTCTCCGGTATCAAGATCGGAGGTATGGCGTAACGACTGGATAGTAGTGATTTCGCCGGTTACGACATCAACCAAGTCCTTGGTTTCATAACCGAGGTATGTGTGTTTGAGTGCATCTTTTACCCATACTGCAGTAGCGAACGTTTTCCCCCTGCTGATGAGGTACTCGCTGATTTCGCTGTACCACATGTGGCTGAGTGCATTCTGGGAAAGACTGCGTCTCTCGCGCCACGGTTTAAGCACCATGCGAAAGCATTTTCCGTCCTCCAGATAAGGCTGGATCTGCTGACCGATAGTGGTGAAGTTACCGCGATGTAATTTGATGCCGTCTTGTGGGAGGTTCACGCTTCACCTCCGCAGAGGTCAAACGTTGGATGCAAAGAATCGCAGGTGCATTTCTGCATCTGTGAAGGGAGAAGAGAGTTTAGATTGTATGTGCGCATAAACGTCCCCGTTTAGCGCAGAAGTCACCGGAGGTGTTCAGGCTCCGATGCGATAATTATGACGATCTGATTTTGGAAAATCAAATTTAAGTAACCGCCAACCTATAATTTTCAATCAAGATTTCATTTATTAGCTCACTCATATAAAAATACATTACAACGTTTTTATCTCTTAATTTATGAAGGCAACCTCGAAAAACAAATCACCCAAACACTTTAAAACAATTAAACCCGTTTAAAATTACAATTACATTTAGAAAGCAAACTTTCAAAAGATGTGATGATACAATTGCATAAAACAAATACTTGGGGTAAAATATAAAAATAACACTCCCAGCTTAACGCTAGGTGGCGGTAGCGTATATTTTTCAAATACGCCTATCACCCCATTATGTTTTTTCATATTTAAGAGATTGGTTATATAATGGAACTAATATACACTTATATCCACAATTATAAAGGTTTAAATAAGCTGTCCCTCCCCACCTCAAGTAAATTTACCTTTAGCCATAAAGGTAACGTCCTTACAATTGCTAAGAAAGATTTAAGTCGTGACTATTATAGCAATATTCCCTGTACATTAATTTTAGGGAAAAATGGTGTTGGAAAGTCATCAATTTTAGATTTCATTAGTAGCTTTATTTACGATTTTGAAGGTAGCGGTTATAGCATCTGGAATGAAAATGATAAACTTATAATTATCACAAGCAATTGCAAACCTCCTGTAATATTATCCAAAATGCAAACGGAACTGATTGATAATAATGAACATTTTTTTAGAAGAAACAAAATCAATCTAATAAAGATAAATAACACAATCGACCTCAAAAGTATGTTAGTTGGACAAAAAAAGAAAAAAAACGATTCGATTTCTAAAGATTTATCACTGTCATATTTTTTGCAAGGCAGTAAAACACGCAATAAGAAATTACTCAAGCAATTAATTTCATTTTCAGACCACAGTTCATGGGCTAAAGACAATTTATCAAGACTTAATACTAAATTTCAATTTGAAATAGAAAACTCACCAGTATATAAAATAAATTCTATTATAAAAAACAATGATATTGGTGACAAAGGACTTTTTGGAGCTATTGAATACTTTTTTGATACGTTGAATGATAGAATTAAAAACAATAAACTCCCTAGATATATTGAACGTGATTTAGATTCTTTAGGTATTTCACTTGTGGATATACTCAATCATGGGATAGATTACGATGAAGATTTTATTATTAGCATTATTTTTAACAAAGAAAGATCATTAAATTTCCTCGCAACCTTTTCATATCACAAAATAATTTACTTGATGCTTTTGCCTGCAATAACATGGCATTTACTCAAGACATCAAAAATCCCTAAAGACATATGTGAGACTGTTTATTTATTTTGCTTGTGTCGCGCGTATCTTGAAGAAAAAGATCCAGCAAAAACTATATTAGAGACTTTAGATGAATTTAACGTTAATGTTAAATTTCAGTCAAAAATAGAAATGTTATCTGAACATATCTCCGACATTATAGGTAATATAGCTGATATATTAGAAAACACAGCAAGAGACCCAGTTGATAGTTTATCTTTCACAGTTGAAGAACCAAAGCAGATTATGGAGTTAATAAGATTAGTTGATAGGTTACCAAATGGCGTATCATCGCGATTTAAGTATGGTTGGGATTCACTTAGTTCAGGAGAGTTTGCAAAATTAAACCTTTTCAATCAACTTTATGATTCTATAGAACATAGCAACAGCAAAAATATTATAATATTATTAGATGAGTGTGATTTATATCTACACCCTGAATGGCAACGAGTTATTTTTTCAGAAATTATAGATTTAACATTAAGATATAAACAAAGTAAAAATATTCAATTAGTATTTACAACTCACTCCCCTATACTCGCAAGTGATTTTTTGCCATCAGATATAATATATCTTGAAAGAGATCATAATCAAGGAACCTATACTAAGAAAGTAGAGTTTGGTTTCGGAGCAACCATATCAGAATTATATATAAATGGTTTTTTTATTGATGCTACAATAGGACAGCACGCACATAATTATCTAAACTCAATAATAAAAAACTCAGATGACGGTAATTTAAATAAACATCAAAAAACCATACTATCACAAATTAAAAATAAACTTCTCATAAATCTTATTGATCTGAAGTTAAACAAAAACAATGATAAAACAGATTCTTTTGAGAAATGAGTAAAAAAATGATAAAAATAAACAAAGACTTCAATGTTGATGTAAAAATATCCTTTTCTAAAATAGTAAGCAAAGTTAATAAACGCGTGAAGCAGAGGAAGTTACTGAACATTACTCCCGATGAAGTAGAGTTTCTAAATACAATCAACAAAAAAACTATCAGAAAATTAGTTTTTTCAAAACCCAAACGATTAAAAAATATAATCATCAAAATATACAACAAACACCCAATTGTGTGTGAGTACTATTCTCCTGATTATTTTTTAAGGCACTTAAATTTACAACCATTAACAAACCTACAATTACCTTTAAAAACAAAAGAAAACAAAAAAATAGTTTATAATGAACTAGCACATGCCATCAAAATAATCACATCTTTCTCTCAAACTACACAAAGCCTAATACTTGAGGATATATTAAATACACATTTCTCACCACAAAAATTATCTAGTTTAAGAGATAAGATTCTTAATCTTATAAGTATCAAGAATGGTGGTCCTTTAAAGGAAAATACCATTAAGTTATTTCCATCATGGGTTAAAAATATTTCTGAAATATTTAAATACTCACTTATTGATAGAGAAACAGCGTATCAATTGAACAGTTTTTTAGACATTAGCATATGCCCATATTGCAACAGTGAAGAAATTGAACAAGTAGAAGACCATACAGGTACTAGCTACAGGCCAGCATTTGATCATTTCATACCTAAGTACAAATATCCGTTGATCTCCTTTAGTTTATTTAACTTAATTCCTAGCTGCACTAAATGCAATAGTACTTATAAAAAATCACTCGATCCGATCATGAGCCCATTTTCAAATCCTTTTCTTGAAGGTGTAAATGACACTCAGCTTTTTGATTTTAATTATGACATTGATTATATATATAGAGATGGCCAAATTGATGATGATCACATTCAAATTATACTAAAAAAACAAAAAAACAACATCGATGAAAACATGGCTAAACTTAGCATAGAGAATAGATATAATTCACGCATTAGAAAGAAAGCAGTTAGATTAATTGCAAAGAGAGCATTTGATCTAAAAGCTTATGAAGAAAATTTCATTATAGAACCAACTCTTTTCGCTACTTTCGGTTACGAGACTAACATTGAGCCGCTAAAGCATATGCATAAAAAACTTACTCAAGATGCAATATTAGTATTCTGCAACAAACAAGTACCGTTAATTGAATAAGTAAAATGAAAGGATATCGAGCTATATAATGTAGTATGTCGAAAAATCAAACAGAAAAAAATCGAATAGTTACACTGTGCTCGGTGCTGTCTTCATGCTCCGTTCCTCTCGTAGGCTAGTAAAATTCGCGTCATCACCGGGCTTGGGGGCCATCATCGAAAATCTGATTGGTGCTTTTGTGCCAAGAGATTTCCTCTTCGGTTACCAATCGGTAGTGAATCGTTCGCTAGATATTGCTGACATCGACCAGATCGCCCTGCTTTGTCAGAATGTTTACGGTCTGGTTGATGCCGCAGGATGAACTATATTTTCTGGGGGAAAGGTTTTATGTGTCTTGAAGGTAGTTCAGGTTAGCTTCACTCCCGTTAATTGTTTACGTCTTCTCAGTCCGTGCTTCTCGCGAATCTCAGCCAACTTTGCCAATCCTTGTATACGGGATAGCGGCTTACCACCAATAACCGGAAGCTGTTTAACTGGCTCGGGAATCGCCTCACCACGGTTAATTCTCGCAGTCATATGGGCAAGTTCATCGGCAGCCTTGCGCCGTAATTCCGAGTCAGTCAACGCATTGGCCCGCATATTCTGGTACAGGTTGGTAACCAACCAGTAGTGCGCGTTTGATTTCCATGGATAAGACTCTGCGTCCGGATACAGGCCACGCTTCCGGCAATACTCGTAAACCATATCAACCAGCTCGCTGACGTTTGGCAGCCCGGCGGTAACGGATGCTTCTTCCCGGCACCATGCAACAAACTGCCCGGGTGATGGCAGAAATGGTCGATTCTGCCGACGGGCTACGCGCATTCCTGCGTTAACCTGTTCCATTGTGGCGATCCCGTTTTCCCGGAAAGCCAGCACCCACTGGCGGCGGATTTCGTTCAGTTCGTTCTGGTCCCGGTTAGCCAGGCTCGCCGGGAAAGTTGCCAGTAACTGGCTGAACACACCATTGATAATCTGCGCTACCTGCTGTACCTGCGGCTTTTCGTCGTACTGTTCCGGCATGTTGTTGGCGATCCGACGCATCTGCTCACGGTCAAAGTTAATCATCTGTGCGGCGATGTTTTTCATAGATCAACCCCGTAAATCCAGTCTGTGTTTGTCAGGTCGAGTTTTGGTTTGCTGGCTGTCACGCCTGCCTGTTGCTTGTTACGGTTGATTTCGAGCTGGGTCCACTTGTCGCGGAGTTTGGCCGGACTTAGCACGTTACCGGACCAGAAGTTGTCCTGGCATGCCCAGCGGAACAGCACGCACATGTCGCGGTGGTTACGTCCGTCACGTTCACGCATCAGGCGGATATCGTTAGCCCACCCTGCAAAATTCGGTTTTCTGGCTGATGGCGCGATGGTCTTCACCATGTCAAACATCCACTCTGCGGCGGTCAGGTCTTCTGCTGTCCCCCACTTGCTGCCGCTCTGAATCGCAGCATCCGGTTTCACCACAGGAAGGTCGTTTTCTGGCTGGTCAGAGGATTCGCCAGAATTCTCGGACGAATAAGGTTTTATATTGTCTTTTGTTAGTTTGTCTTTTGTGTTTACCTGATTCGGGTAAACGTCTTTACCTGATTTGGGTAAACTTTTTTTACCTGATTCAGGTAAATTTACCTCTTTCAGGTAAACTTTATTTTTCTTACCTGATTCGGGTAATGTTGACCATTCACTGACCACATTATTAATGCCGGTATTCCGCCCGCTCTGAATAAGAATCCCACGCTTTACCAGAACGCTTTTTGCAGCAGAACACTTGTGCGGCAATATCCCGGTCAATTCGGAAAGTTGCTCGTTGCTCACCCAATCCAGTTTTTTATTAAAGCCATATGTTTTGCGCATGACAGCCAGGAAGACCAGAAGCTGGTGCTGTGTTAATCCGGCCAGCATCACAGCTTCCAGCAACTCATTTGCAATGCGCGTATAACCATCATCGAGATCTGCCACGCGCGGCTCCTTTTGTGCCACATCCGGCACTGGAAAATTGAATATCTCAGCAGTGTTTGCCATAATTCCTCCCGCAATGAGTGCGTTACGATTTGCGCCTGAAAGTCGGCTCTGTTCCCGCAGACCGGCTTTCGCCATTTCTGAGCCTGTCATATTGCCCCCAACATGGTGGTAACCATCGCCATCAATGGACCAGCCAGATCCGGGTCCACACGAAACATCGACACAATACCTTCACTAATTTCCTTCAGTTTCTGGTGGCGTGGTGCGTTGAGAATGACAGCCTGTTTTGCCTCACTGAGTTCCTTTTCCATTTCAGCCAGCCGAGTCATGAAGCTATCCTGCTCAACCAGGTAACCGCGATATTCCAGCGGTAGTACCGCCAGAATTGCCGGGGTCAGTTCACGCACGTTATTTCGGTATTTTTCAGAATCGAATTTGTTATCGAGGAAGCGGAACAGCTTCTGGCGTGCACGGCTGACATCATCAGGGAAATCGATGGTGCCGTCGCCCTGCTCCCGATACTCATTCACAATGAGTGCGGCAACGACATCCTGATTATCTACAGCCGACCAGGCGCGGACGGCATCACGGATTTTTTCGTGGTCTGGAGCTTGTTTTATTTGAGAACGATTTATCACCGCAGTCGGGCTAAATCCGCTAGTCTGTTGGTATGTAAGTGGTTGCATAGTCATTGCCTTATCAGTTAACGCCGCAGTTTAGGCGGCAGAATTACTCGCGTTAAACAATGGTGCGAGGTCGGGACGAATATCTGCTGGTTTAATCTTTCCACCAGTGGCTGAGACAATTTTCATTACATAGCGGGCATCAATTCCGCCACCGTGTAGCCAACGCCAAACTGTGGGTTGGGCTACACCGCATAGATCTGCCAGTCGTTTTTGACTACCTGTAATACTGATTGCGAGTTGAATGGTTTGATTTGTCATTATCAATTCCTATTGGTATTGCAATGAATGAATAATAGCAATGCGTATTAATCCAAGCAATAGCAAAACGTGTTTTGACCATCAATACGCAAGCGTATAAATTAAAACTTATGAAAAAAGAAACTCTTGCTGATCGCTTAAACCTAGCGATGGAACAATCTGGAATGTCTCAAGGCGCTCTTGCAAAGGCGTCTGGCGTAGCTCAACCCACAATCTGGAGACTGACAAGCGGCAACGCGCGCGGCTCAACAAAAATTGTTGAAATAGCTAATGCATTGGGTGTTCGAACAGAATGGCTCTCATCAGGCATAGGCCCGATGAGAAATGACGGTCAACAATCAGGGAAGCCTGCTGTCAGCCATTCAAAATACTTCAAGATTGACGTTCTTGATATAGAAGTCAGTGCCGGGCCGGGTGTAATCAACCGTGAGTTTGTAGAAGTTCTACGCTCGGTTGAGTACTCGTTTGACGATGCTCGTCACATGTTCGATGGCAGGAAGGCGGAAAATATCCGCATCATTAACGTGCGTGGTGACAGCATGTCAGGAACGATCGAACCAGGTGATCTTCTGTTCGTTGATATCACGGTTAAATCTTTCGACGGTGATGGTATCTATGCGTTTCTGTATGACGACACAGCCCATGTAAAGCGCCTGCAAATGATGAAGGATAAGCTGCTGGTTATCTCTGATAACAAGAGCTACTCACCGTGGGACCCGATCGAGAAAGACGAGATGAACCGGGTGTTTATCTTCGGGAAAGTTATTGGGAGCATGCCGCAGACATACAGAAAGCATGGATGACTTAGCAAGTTGGTTTAAATGTTTGTGTGATAAACCAAACTCAAATTATAAAAATACTTGATGCTTACTACATTATAAAACTACACATAATCAATGGTTGATTCTATGAATAGTGAAAATAGCAGCTCTGTAAATAAAAAACATAATAAACCTAAACAAGTGAAATTAAGAGCTTTTAAGATAGAAAACAATAATCTAACAGAAAAATCTAGCCCCGCGAAAAAGCTTTTATTACAAAAGCTAGTTGACTCATCTACCGTAAAAGAACGTTGCATGGTTTTAAACTCTGACGATCTTAGGCAAGAACAAGATTTGATATCGTTCTATCAGACATCAGACAACAGTAATTCTGTTTTTTGTACAATGGTTAGAATTGCCCCAAGCGAGGGAGTTGAAAAGATTCCCGATCAACTTTTTAACAAAAAATCATTTACAATTAGTGATCTCCATAATGCTGACATTGATACAGAGGTCGTATGCAAAAACCATTTCTACTTCTGTATAAGTGATAATTATTTAGTTACCAATCTGCAGATGAATAGGACTATATCATCTCTACAAACTTATATACGCTGGCTGGTTGGGAATGAAATGATTGAATTCACACCGATGATTGTTAAAGGTAATAAAGTTCAGCTTAAGGATATAAAATCAATTTCTGTGAGAGATCCATCTCCTCTTCCAAAAGAAGTATTGGTTCAGTCATCCGATATGAAATCGCCACCATCAGAAATTGAAGAAAAAAATACAAAAATAAAACTTTCACACGCTGTTTTAAATGCATTGAAATCAGCTGTACCAAATTTCCCAAATCTAAAAGAAATAATTGACAATCAAATAGTATCAGCTGAACTGTTGATAAAGTTTAGTAAACCAAGGAGCATGGATGAAGATAGTTATGCTAAACTATTAGGTGCAACATTAAAACCTGTTAGTGATCTTGATAACATTGTATTCAAACGAAGTGATGGTCGCTCAGAAATAAAAGGCAAAGATCTTCTTAAGATTAAAAATGTAACAATTGAGGTTACTGATTCAGGCAAGCTTGTAGAACAAGAGGTATTTCAAGAAATGAGCAGATATTTAAAAGAGATAGAAAATGAAGCGACAAATAGCTAGCTTGCTAATTGTTCTGATAATTACTATCGGGCTTCCATCATTTTTAGCTTGGAGGCCTGATCAGTTTTTGATTTCTACATTGTATTCTGTCTGTGGCATAATGTTTTCTATCGGGTTAGGGTTGATTGTAACTTTTAACATGTCTGGCATTAAAAACATTAATTATGTTAAAGTTATCAGAAAAGAATTGGTATCTATACGAAATTCTTTTTTGCGCTTTTTCACTCTTTCTACTTTATGCCTTGTGCTTAGTGAATATTTAAAAGAGTATGAGTTCAGCTTTGAATTTAAATCCCTGATACTAAAATTCTCTCCTTCAATACTTTTTTTCACATTAATAATTTACGCAATTGTCTTCTTCATAGTAAATTTCCTAAATGTGCAAAAATTAAGTCATGATATCTTCGATAAGATCAATCAAGAACAATAACCCGGCCACCGTGCCGGGTTTTCTTTTGCCCTCCCCTCATCACACACCGTTCAAAAAACCACCACGACCTCACTTCAGTTATCGCTATGCGATGCAAGTCACAAAATTAATTCTTTTTGCTATCAAACATTTAATATCAAAACACATCAACTAATAGCAATAGGTATTGATATCACCAATAGCAATAGCTATTATCACCATATCGCAACAACACAACGATACGGCAACCACCTGATTCACCGTTGCGATGACCGCTTAGATCCGCAGCTTGAATTTCAGCAGGCTTCGGGGAGTGCGAGGGATGAAACGGACGCGTGAACGTCGGTGTGACCAGCTGAAATCAACTCAACATTTCATACCTTAGTCGCTTCAACGAGGCGGCTTAGTTATGACAACCGGCGGCCATCCACCGCCTGAATACGCGCAGAAGTCTTTATATGTTCAGCAGCCCAGCTTACGGGCAGGAGTTTTTATGGTTCATCAACATTACGGAACGCAGACCGTTAATCGCGGTGCGGTCATGCCAGGAATGCTGGTCAAACGCAAAGATGGTACCTGGACTGCATCAGCTAATTTACGCGGACGACTTTATCTGCATCGCGGCATTGAGCGCACTTATACCCGTGACTTGCTCGTGGAAGTTTTTCTCGACGGACGCGGCAACGGTCTGAATCACTAATCCCCTTTCCTGTTTTCCGAATCAGCCTGGCATTCCGCGGGCGATTTTTTCACAGCCATTTTCAGGAGTTCAGCCATGAACGCTTATTACATTCAGGATCGTCTTGAGGCTCAGAGCTGGGCGCGTCACTACCAGCAGATCGCCCGTGAAGAGAAAGAGGCAGAACTGGCAGA